CAAACCATGAAGCTGATCCTGAAGCGAGTGGTGCCAATGATCGACGCGCGCAGCCTCGATGACACTGATCCGGTGTACATCCCGGACCATTGCGCAGAGCCGGGCCCGTTCGCGCTGCACACCGAAGACGGCCAGATCCTGCCGTGCCAGCTGATCACTGAGGTGCGCAGTGAGCCGGGGAGGGTTCCGACCCTGACTGTGACGTTCCAACTCGACGGCGACAGGATCAAGTTTCAGGGGGAAGCGTGAGTAACGTCACCCGCCTGCATCACGCCCTGCCGCTCCCGCCTGCTGTAGGCGCAGCGATAAAGGATCTGGACGACACCCTGGTGCAAGCCATCAAAGCCGCCAAGGCTGCCGGCCTGCCTCAGGGCCTCATCGTGTCACTGCTCCATGGGCATGCGCACCATCAAACCGGAATCATGGTGAACTGAATGGCAACGAAGCAACCCGACTGGGAGGCGATCCAACGAGCCTACCGGGCCGGGTCGCTTTCCGTGCGATCTATTGGTGAGCAGCACAGCGTCAACCACGCAACGATCCTCAAGCGTGCCAAGAAGGAAGGCTGGACCCGTGACCTCACTGAGCAAGTAAGGACGGCAACCAAGCAGAAGGTAACCAGTGCGGTAACCACGGCCGGTAACCAATCACCAGTGGTTACTGATGCCGAGATAATCGACGAAGCATCCGATCAGGCGGCCGCTGTCGTTCTTGCTCACCGTGCTGGACTGGCCAAGTGGCGCGCCATTGCGGACAAGCTCAGCGATGCCTTGAGCGATATGGACGTTGTCGCCGAGAACCTGGGAGACATCTCCCGCGCACTGAACGCCGGCGTTGACGCTCAGCTCAAGGTCATCAAGGGCGAGCGCCAGGCTTACAACCTCGACACCGAGGAAAGCGACAAGACAGTCAGCGGGCTGTCCGACCTGATGGACGAACTATCGAAGGACGCCTGAACATGAAGCCCGAGCACATGCAGCTGCTTAGGGACAAGCGGTGGAGGCTGAACAATCTCTACAACATCACCGACAAGCAGGGTAAGAAAGTCCGCTTCCGGATGACGGACGAGCAGCTCGAGTATTACGACGGCTTGCACACCCGCAACATCATCCTGAAAGCCCGGCAGCTCGGCTTCACCACTGAGCAGTGCATTATCCAGCTGGACGCCGCCCTGTTCGAGTCGGCCAAGTGCGCCCTGATTGCCCACACCCTGACGGACGCTAAGCGCCTGTTCCGGGAAAAGATCAAGTATGCCTATGACAACCTGCCCGCCGAAATCCGCGCAGCCAACCCGGCCAGCAACGACGCCGCGGGCGAACTGGTTTTCCGAAAAGGCGGCTCGCTGTATGTGAGTACGTCCTTCCGGGGCGGCACCCTGCGCTATCTGCATGTGTCTGAGTTCGGGAAGATCTGCGCCAAGTTCCCCCACAAGGCGCGGGAGATCGTGACAGGCGCCTTCGAGGCCGTGGCCACCGATTGCTTCGTGACTATCGAGTCCACTGCAGAGGGGCGGGCCGGTTACTTCTACGACTACAGCCAGAGTGCCGAGAAACAGCAACTGAGCGGCACCCCCCTGGGCCTGCTGGACTGGAAATTCTTCTTCTTTTCCTGGTGGAAGAACAAAGGCTACTGGCTGGACCCTATCTGCGCGGTCGTGCCGCAGCGCCTGACCGATTACTTCAACGAGCTGCACGCCAAGCACGGGATCATCACGAACGACGGTCAGCGGGCCTGGTATGCGGCCAAGGAGAAGACGCTTGGCGACGACATGAAGCGGGAATACCCGTCGCTACCGGCCGAGGCCTTCCAGCAGTCGGTAGAGGGCGCCTACTACGCCAAGCAGTTCGCCAAGCTCTATCTAAATCAGCGCATCGGCACCGTTCCGGACAACAGTCACCAACCGGTTATGACCTTCTGGGACATCGGTGTCGGCGACTCCACGGCCATCTGGTTCGTGCGCCAGGTCGGAGACGAGTATCACGTCATCGACTACTACGAGAACTCGGGCGAAGGCCTGCGGCACTACATGAAGGTGCTCAAGGATCGGGGTTACACCTATTCCGAGCACTGGGGGCCGCACGACATCGACAACCGCGAGTTCGGCAGCGATGCCAAGACCCGCCGCGAGCTGGCCCGTGAGGGCTACGAGATCGACGGACAGAAATACAGCATGACGTTCCAGGTCGTGCCGAAGCTCGGAATCAATGACGGCATCGAGCAGGCGCGCGAGATCCTGCCCAAGTGCGTGTTCGACAACGCCAAATGCGAGGAAGGCATCGCCTGCCTTGAGGGCTACCGCAAGGAATGGGACGACAAGCGCGGCTGCTGGAAAGACAAGCCGCTGCACGACTGGACATCACACGGCTCCGACGCCTTCCGCTACTTCGCCGTGGCCAAGAGCGCACGGAAGCCAGTCAAATCAATCAAAATGGGATTCGCACGCTAATGGCAGACGTCACTTTCACCCGCCCCGAGTACGTCGCGGCGAAAACCCGCTGGCGCCTGGTGCGCGACGTCTGCAAAGGCTCGGAAACCATCAAGGCTGCGGGCGATCTGTACCTACCGCGGCCTAACTCGACGGATACCAGCGCCGAAAACAAGGCTCGCTATGAGGATTACAAGAAGCGCTCGGTGTTCTACAACGCCACTGGCCGGACGAAGCATAGTCTGGTTGGGGCGGCGTTCCGCACCTGGCCCACGCTGACTATTCCCGGCCCTCTCGACTACGTAGCCAAGGACGTAGACGGGCAGGGCGTGAGCATCTATCAGCAATCGCAATCGGTCATCGGGCATCTGCTCGAAGTCGGCCGGCACGGGCTGTTGGTGGACTACGTCGCTGTCAAAGCTGGCACCGTGAGCAAGGCGGACGAACAATCCGGTCGGGCTCGGGCGAACATTGCCAGCTATCCGGCCGAGGCAATCATCAACTGGAAGACTCGCCAAGTCGGCGGCCAGCACCTGCTGTGCCTGATCGTGCTGCGCGAGACGGTGGATGTCGACACCGATGACGGGTTTGGCAGCGAGCAGAAGGTTCAGTTTCGGGTTCTGCGCCTCGATGACTCGGGCGTGTACACGCAGGAGGTCTGGGAAGAAGCAGCCAAGGAGAGTTCGCGGATTGTCGAACCCTTTGCCCCGCTGAATGGCCTCGGCCAGCCATGGCGCGTGATCCCGTTCCAATTCCTTGGCAGCGAGAACAACGACTCTTCGATAGACGACTCCCCGCTTTACGACATGGCCGAGATCAACATCGGTCATTACCGCAACAGTGCAGATTACGAAGATTCGGCCTACTTCGCCGGCCAGCCTCAATTCTGGATCGCCGGCCTAGATGAACAATGGCGCGACCACCTGGAGAAGAACGGCATCTATGTCGGCTCCCGTGCGCCGCTCACGCTACCAAGGGAAGGGTCGTGCGGGTTTGCCCAGCCCGAGCCAAACACCCTCGTAAAAGAGGCCATGGACGCCAAGAAAGGGGACATGGTCTCCCTCGGCGCGCGGCTGATCGAGCGTGGCAGCGCGGTGAAGACCGCCACCCAGGCCGACAACGACAGCGCCGCCGAGCACAGCGTTCTGTCGCTGATCGTGAGCAACGTCAGCGAGGCCTACACCCAGTGCCTGACCTGGATGGCTGAGTTTTCGAACGCCGAAGGCGAGACCATCTACAAGATCAATCAGGACTTCACCCAAGTAAACCTGGACGCAGCGATCATGTCCGCGCTGTTCAATGCTGTGCAGGCCGGTCGCGTGCCTGAGTCGGATTTCTGGCAATACCTGCGTGATCGCGGTGTGATCGACGCCGAGAAGACCGACGAGGAAATCCGGGGCGAACTGGAGTCAAGTACGGCGGGCCTGGCCCTTGGCGGTGACTGATGACGACCATCGAGCAGCTCGATAGCAGTATCCGCAACATGGTCATGCTGGAGCGGCTGAAGTCGGGAGAGGCGAAGAAGTTCGGCCCCTTCCTGGTGAAGATCGACCAAAGCATCCGGGAGCGGCTGAGCGGCGACGAGCTGACCAGCTTCACCCGGGCGCGCCTGGACAAGCTACTGAAGGAAGTCGACACGGTCCTGACTGAAATTCTCGGCCGTTACACCGATCACATGCAGCTCGACCTGATGGATATTGCGCAGTCGCAGGCCAGATTTGAGGCCAAGATACTGACCAATACGCTGCCGGTCGGTATCAGCCTCGATGCGGCCGTGCCAGCGCTCCAGACACTCAGGACAGCAGCCTTCAAGAACCCGCTCAGCATCAAGGGCAACGGAGGCGGCAAGCTGCTCGACTCGTTCATCAAAGACTGGTCGAAAGCCGAAATCGAGAAGATCGGCGGGGCGATCCGGCAGGGCTGGTTCGAGGGGCAGACCAACGCCGAGATAGTCCGGCAGATCCGCGGCACCAAGGCGCTCGCCTACTCCGACGGCATCCTGGCCACGACCGAACGCAATGCCGGCACGGTGGTTCGCACGTCGGTGCAGCATGTCGCCAGCCAGGCGCGCAATGAGGTAGCCAAGGCGAACGACGAGTTCGTCTCCGGTGTGCAACTGATCGCCACTCTGGACAGCAAGACGACGCCGTTGTGTCGATCGATCGATCAGCAGGTCTACCCGGTCGTCTCGGGGCCTCGGCCACCGTTCCACCCGAACTGCCGCACCAGCTTCATCCTGCTGACCAAGTTCAGCGCGTTGTTTAGCAAGGGCGCGACCCGGGCGAGCATCAACGGCCAGGTGTCGGCGAGCCTCAGTTATTACGAATGGCTCAAGACCCAGCCGATGAGCTTTATCGACTTGGCCATCGGGCCGAACCGCGCCAAGCTGCTGATGAATGGCGGTCTCGACGCTGACAAGTTCGCTGCCCTGCAGCTGGGGAAGAACTTCAAGCCGATCACTCTGGACCGAATGCGCGAGCTTGAGCCGGAAATGTTCAAGCGTGCCGGACTTTAACTCTACGAGGCAAGACATGGACAACCAGCACAAGAAGATCACCGGTTACCGCGACCTCAACCAGTCCGAGATTGACGGATTCATCTCCATCAAGGCGCTGGAGGCTGATGCGGCCGATCTGGTCAAGCAGCTGAAGGCCTTGCCCGACGCGGACCAGCGAGCCATGGCGCTGGCAGTGACCAACCTGCAACAGGCCTGCATGTGGCTGACCAAGGGCGTTGCCCGATCCCACAACCCGTTCGCCTAATTCGCGACACAAAACACCGACGCGCAAAACGTGTCGCGACAAATCACCAAACCCCGCCAAGTGCGGGGTTTTTCACATCTGCGGGCTGGGCCTGCACCAAAGTCTCTGGGAGACAGCAATGACCTTGAAATTCCAACTGGACACCCTCGAAGGCGTCGACGATTCCGTAAAAGCGCTGTACGTCGAGAAGGACGGCAAATTCGTGCTGGGCATCGAAGGCTTGCCGCAACCCGAGGACGTGAGCGGCCTAAAGTCGAAGGTCGAGGAACTGCTGAGCGAGAAGAAAGCGGCCGAGAAGGCTCGTCGCGAAGCTGAGGACGCAGCCCGCGCCGAGCGCGAAGAGGCGGCCCGCAAGTCCGGCAATGTCGAAGAGCTCGAAAGGTCCTGGTCCGAGAAGTACGCCCGCCGCGAAGCTGAGCTGAACGGCATGTTGGAAAGCGAGCGCGGCACGCTGAGTACTCAGATCCGTGATCTGACTGTCGGCCGTACCGCTACTGACATCGCATCTGCCCTGGCAATCCCAGGCAGTGCAGAAGCCCTGTTGCCGCACATCGAGCGCCGCCTGAGCGTCGAGCAGCGCGACGGGATGCCTGTTGTTGTCGTACTCGACAAGCAGGGCAAGCTCTCAGCGTCAACGCTGGACGAGCTGAAAGCTGAATTCGCAAACAACGCGGCCTTCGCGCCGTTGATCGCGGGTAGCAAGGCATCTGGTGGCGGGGCTTCAGGTGCTGGCAATGGCGGCGGGGCCGCAAAAGGAAAAATCGGCGGCACCAAAGAGGAGCGACAGGCCGCAATCGCGAGCCGGTTCCCTGATCTCCCACAATCGTAAGGAAATAACTCATGTCCCTGTCGCAAATGCAGGTTTTCAACGAATACATCATGCCGGCGACTCTTGAGACGCTGGACCAGTATCTGGCCGCTTTCAACGCTGCCAGCCGCGGCGCAATCGTGCTGTCTCCGGACGGCTTTACCGGCGACTTCCTCCAAGAGTCGTTCTTTCAGACCCTGGCGGCAGCCCAGCGCCGCGTGGATCGCTACAGCGCAAACGCCACTGTTGCCGCCACCGACCTGACCGAACTGAAAAACACCTCGGTGAAAGTCGCCGGCGGCTTCGGTCCGATCCGTTACGAGCCGTCGCAAATGACCTGGCTGGAGCGCCCTACCGCGCAAGGCATCGAAGTAGCCAGCCGTGCGTTCGCTGAAATCCTGCTGAAGGATCAGCTGAACACGGCGATCGCTGCCTTGGTTGCTGCAATCACCGCCCAAGCCGCGGCGGTCAACGATGTGTCGGCTACCGCAGGCATCACCTACGCCGGCCTGAACAACGCTCACGCGAAGTTCGGCGACGCGAGCCAGAACCTGGTTACTCAGGTGATGCAGGGCACCAGCTACCACAAGTTGGTCGGCCAGAACCTGGCGAATCAGCAGCAGCTGTTCCAGGCGGGCAACGTCCGCGTGGTGGACATCCTCGGCAAGATCTCCGTTGTGACGGATGCCCCGGCGCTGATGCAGGCCGGCACCCCGAACAAGGAAATTATCCTGTCCCTGGTGCAGGGCGCTGCCCTGGTCCACGACGGCCGCGACATCATCAGCAACGTCCAGACCACCAATGGTAAGGAGCGTATCGAAACCACGCTCCAAACCGACTACACCTTCGGTCTGGGCCTGAAGGGCTACACCTGGGACACCACCACCGGTGGCAAGTCGCCAACCGACGCCGAGCTGGCGACCGGTACCAACTGGGACAAGACCGCCACCAGCATCAAGCACACCGCCGGTGTTGCTCTGATCGGTGATGCCTCCAAGTAACCCTGACAACCGAGCCGGGCCCAGTGCCCGGTTTGGCGAGGACATGATTATGAGCAACAAGAACATCTGGTATCTGCCCGGCCCGTTCCACCAGTACCAGGAAGACGTGAAGGCGCTGGCCAAGGCGGCCGGCCTGCGCATCGTCGACGCCAACGTGACCGAGAGTCGCGACGGTGAATGCGAGAAACCGCCGAAGGTGAAGCTGAAGGAAGTGGCGGCTCCCCTGGTGGTAGTCGGTGACGATAAAGCCGTGGGGGAAGAGTTGATCGGCAAGCTGCAAGCCGAAAGCGACGCCATTCGCGTGCTGGTCGACGGCCTGGAATCTGGCGAGATTTTGAAGCCAGAGGCGGGCGAGCTGGCGATCCGCTTGTTCGATTCCCTCGACCATATCCGCACCAAGGTTGACGAACTGGCAGAAAGTCGAGATCAGGTCGCCCAGGAGCGTAACGCCCTGCAGGCAGAGGTCGAGGCACTGAAGAAGGCGGCTAAGCCCAAGCCTGACGCCAAGCAGTCCACTGATAAGGCGGCCCAGGGCAGCGAGTAACCAGTAATGCAGCCCTTCTTCGGAGGGGCGCACCTCGGAGGGGTAGCCGTGTCACTGATCATTGAAGATGGCACCGGAAAGCCGGATGCCGACAGCTACGCGAGTGCCGCGGACCTGGTCATGTACGCCGGGAAGTTCGGCGTGACCATCCCGGCGGACGAGACTGCACAAGAAGCGTTGCTTCGTCGGGCCGCTTTGGCAATGGATGGCAAGACCTGGAAGGGGCGCAAGTCCAGCAGCGAGCAGGCTTTGTCCTGGCCGCGCAGTGGTGTTGAACTGGATGGTGAGATCAAGCCCGACAACTACCTGCCGTCGCGTATCCAGTATGGGCAGATGGCTCTAGCTGCTGAGATCCATACCGACGACGTCGACCCGATCGAGAAGCGCAAAGGCGCTGTGACGCTGGAGCGGGTTGAAGGTGTGGTGACGCGCGAGTACGCAACGATCCCTAACTCCAGCGGCAGATTGTTGCCGGCGGCACCGGATCGGCCCAGCGCCACACAGTTTGCCGACTACCTGCAGCGGCGAGGGTTGTTCGCAATTAGGGCTTGAAACTACTCCAAGAGCTTCCTCGTAATCTTCAACACATATCGCTCATTGAGGACGTGTGAAGGAAGAACGTTGAGGCGACTGTATTCACCCAGGAACTCATTGGAAACAGCCGCAGCGGTGCGCTCAAGGATTTTCTCTTTAACACTCACCGAGCAATTGGTTTTGTACTTGTAGCCTACGAAGTCGCGAATGTGATTCGTCATGACGACATCAAGTGAAGATGGCTTGTTGATCAAAGCATTCCTTGGCATTTCAAACCCTTGTAAGCACTCGCTAAGCGCTCATTACGTTGATAAAAATCCGGCTAATTGTCTGATTCTACAAGAAATATACATATGTGAGGCGCTCATGCTCTATGACGAAATGGCCTTGATGGCACTGGAGTTGATCACTGAGTTCGGCCAGCCCGTAACCATCCGGTCCTTCATTATCGGCGAGTATGACACCGAGACCGGCGAAACCTCGTCGGAGAGGATCACCGAGCAGACTGGCCAGGGCATTTTGATCGACTACACCGGTGTGGAATTCCAGGCAAATAGCCTGATTAAGCAGGGCGACAAGAAACTCAAGCTCGCGGCCAAGGGCCTGACCTCGGCGCCGTCGCTGCTGAGCAAGGTCATCGCCGACGGCAGGACCTGGTCAATCGTGCCTCCGCTGAAAGAGATCAACCCGGCCGGCACGCCTCTGCTGTATGAGCTGCAGGTTCGCGCGTGATGGCCAATAAAATGCAGGCCAAGTACGGCGGCAAGTTGGGCAACTTCGCCCTAGAGCTGGCCAAGTTCACCGAGCAGGCGACGGAGGCGATCGACTCCAGCCTGCGCGAGATCATTTTCGAGGTTGCCGGATCACTGATTCGCATGTCGCCGGTTGATTCCGGGCGGTTCCGCGGCAACTGGCAGTTCAGCCTCATGACGCCGGACAACAGCATCAGCCTGAACGTCGATCCGACAGGCGTCGAGACACTGGGCCGAATTGTTGCGGAGGCAGGCGCCTTCGCCGCGGGCCAGGTGGCGTACATCACCAATAGCCTGCCGTATGCAATCCCGCTGGAGTATGGCCACTCGACGCAAACGCCCCAGGGCATGGTTCGCGTGACCCTTGCGCGCTTTCAGCAGATCGTCAACGAGGCAGTCAGGAACCATCAGGTATGAGCCATCGAACCATCCGCCAGATTTACGAGGCCCGCCTCGCCGCCTGGGCTGCCGCCAGGTCGCAAGTACTGCGCATCGCCTATCAAGGCGTGGCATTCACTCAGGCGCCCGGCGAAACCTACCTCGCGGCCTTCACGCTGCCAGCCGGAACCAGCAGCGAGACGTTGGGCGGTGACCATAGGGCCTATACCGGGCTGTTTCAGGTCAATGTTGTGACACCTGCAGGCAGTGGAACCGGCAAGGCCGAGGGTATCGTCGACGAACTCGCTGCCTTGTTCCCGCTCAATGCCCGGTACACAAAGGCAGGGCTCACCGTGATGACGCTGACACCGGTGGCGCCAGGTCCAGAGGTCGAGGTCGACGTCACCCTGACGGTGTCGGCCAGCTTCGAGTATCGCGCCGACACCAACTGACCCGCCGCAGAGCAATACCAGAGCCCGCCTTGTGCGGGTTTTTTCATTTGAGCATGAGGAAAACCCATGTCTGTTTCGCTTCCCAACGGCGCGGTAGTTGCCGCCGCCAACGCCTACGCGGCGCCGAAGACCATCACCGCCATCAGCAACGCCGCCGAGGCGTCCGTCAGCTCTGTGGCCCACGGCTTCGTGGCTGGTGACATCCTCGAACTGACTTCCGGCTGGTCGCGCCTCAACTCCCGCATCGTCCGCGTGAAGTCCCAAACCACCGACGCCTATGTGCTCGAAGGCGTGGACACCAGCAACGTCAACCTGTACCCGGTCGGCGGTGGCACCGGTACCGTACGAAAAATCCTGACCTGGACCCAAATCACCCAGGTGCTGGAATTCACCACTTCGGGTGGTGAGCAGCAGTTCGTGACCTATTCCTTCCTCGAGGAAGACGTCGAGCACCAGATCCCGACCGTCAAATCGGCATCGAGCTTCGCAATGACCATCGGCGACGACGCATCGCTGCCCTGGTACGCGCTGCTGTCTGCCGCCAACGATGACCGCGTGCCGCGCGCCGTGCGCATCACCCTGCCGTCGCAGTCGAGCATCCTCTACAACGGGTATGTGACGCTGAACAAAACCCCGACCCTGACCAAGAACGAGATCATGGGCTTGCAGGCGACTGTCTCCCTGACCTCCGAGCCGATGCGCTACTCGGCCTGACCACCATAGCCCGCCCCTGTGCGGGCTTTCTTTTCTGGAGCAGATAGATGACCGTTAAATTCAGCCTGAAGGCCGCCCCGACGTTCAAAAAGACCGTGGACCTTCCGGTGCATGGCAGTGGCGTCGCCCCCGTCGAGTTCGAATTCAAGCACCGCACCAAGGACGAGCTGAATGCCTGGCTAGAGGGAATCGAGACGAAATCAGACGCCGACGTTTTGGTCGACTGCGTTGCAGGGTGGGATCTCAAGGACAAGTGCACCGCTGCCAGCTTCGAGTTGCTGATCCAGAACTACGCCGGTTCCGGCAAGGTGATCGTGCAGAGCTATATTGACGAGATCCTGCAGGCACGCCGAAAAAACTGATCGACGCTGCCCGTAGGCTGTATGCGAAAGGCCCTGACACAAGCGAGCTGGCCGCGTTCGGCTTCCGCCCGGAGGATATGGGCAGCGACGAATTCGATATTTGGCCCGACAACTGGAAAATCGTTGACGTATTCATGTCGATGGGTACGCAGTGGCGCACAGGAATGAACGGGCCGACCGGGCTGGATTACGGGGTGTTGCCTGACGTGATGCGCCTTCGCGGCGTGCCGAAGGCGGATCGCGCTGAGGTATTCGACTGCATCATGCTGATGGAAGCAGAGGCGCTCAGTCAGATGCGAGAGTCGAAGTGAGCATGTTAAAGTTCGAGGATTAACCAAGGACGAAAACCAATGCGCTCATTCCTCGCCTCACTTTTTCTTGTCGCCGCACTTACCGGCTGCGCTGGCTCACCATTCACTTTTGATCAGGCCCGACAGGTTCGCGTGGGAATGTCCGAGCAACAAGTCACCGAAATTATGGGGCGGCCATACCAGGTTGTATCGAGGGCTGAAGAGCAGACTTGGATCTGGAGTCATGCGAATGGGCTGACCGGAGCAAGCCAAGTTATTTCCTTCAAGATGAAGGACGGCAAGGTCACCGAGGTTCCGGTGATCCCGTCCAGCTTTCAATAGATACGCCTAATACAACACAACCCGCTTCGGCGGGTTTTTTATTGCCTGGAGGAAAGCATGACCTCAATTGCCGAACTGGGCATACGCGTAAATTCTACCGAAGCCGCCCAGGCGGCGACCGACCTCGACAAGCTGGCGCAGTCGGGGGCCAAGGCCGAAAAAGCCACGGTTGGCCTGACCCAGTCGACCGAGAAGTCCGAGAAGTCCTTCAAGGGTATGGGCGAAGGGGCAAAGGGGGCCGAGAAGTCCACTGAAGGATTGACCAAACAGACCGAAAAGCTCGGGATTTCGGCCAAGCAGACGGCGGCGGCTCTTCGTGGTGTGCCGGCGCAGTTCACCGACATTGCTGTCTCGCTCCAGGGCGGCCAGGCTCCGCTGACGGTCCTCCTGCAACAAGGTGGCCAGCTCAAGGATATGTTCGGCGGCGTAGCGCCTGCGGCTCGGGCGTTGGGCGGCTACGTCGCTGGCCTGGTGAATCCGTTTACCCTGGCGGGCGCTGCCGCTGTGGCCCTGGCCATTGCGTATAACCAAGGCAGCAAGGAGGCGGACGCCTTCAACAATGCGCTGATCCTGAGCGGGAAAGTCGCCGGCACCACCGCTGACGCCCTGGGCACCATGGCGCGCAACGTCAGTTCGAGTGTCGGCACCACTGGCGCAGCGGCTGACGTGCTGGCTCAACTGGCCGGCAGCGGCAAGGTCGCAACGGACAGCTTCGAGGAAATCACTGTCGCGGCCCTGCACATGCAGCAGGCCACCGGCAAGGCTGCCCAGGAAACCGTCGCCGAGTTCGTCAAGATCGGCAAGGACCCGGTCGCCGCAGCGAAAGAGCTGAACGACCAATACCACTTCCTGACCCAGTCGATCTATTCGCAGATCGTGGCAGCCAAGGAAAGCGGGAACACGACCGAAGCGTCTCGCCTGCTGACCGAGGCCTACGCCAACGCCATTCGCAACCGCACGGCCGAAGTCACCGGCAATCTGGGGTTGATCGAACGCGCCTGGCTGGGGATCAAGAACGCCGCCCTGGGCGCGCTTGACGCAACCCTGAATGTTGGCCGGGATAGCACGCTCGGCGAGCAGCTGGCCGATGCCAAGAAGCGCCTTGCAGATCTGACCGCAGGCGGACGCGATGCCGCCAAGGAAGACCCGTTTCGCTACGAGTCGACGACCAAGGAAATCGGCTTTCTCGAAATGCAGATCGAGGCCGAGAAGTCGCTCGCCAAGTTCGTCGGCGATCGGCAGAAGGTCCAGGACGCGGGCGTGGCTGCGGCTGAGCGTGTGGACGCGTTGACGAAGTCGACTTACACCAATGAGCAGAAGCGCGGCGAGGAAATCAAGAAGTACAAGGCCGATCTCGACAAGATGCGGGAGGCCAACCCGAGCGATGCCAGGCTCAATCAGGCGTCGATCGACAAGAACATCGCCAACATCAACAACAAGTACAAGGATGCGAAGGCGCCGAAAGGCCCGACCTTCCGCGAGGATGCCGGCGAGCGACTTCTGACCTCCCTGCGCAGCCAGGAAAGCTCGCTCTCTGCCCAGCTAAAGAGTGACGACAAGCTGACAGAGGCCGAGCGCAAGCGCGCTGAGATCACCCAGCAGATCGCCGACCTCAAGACGCGGTCGGTGCTGACGGCGGATCAAAAAAGCCTGCTGGCCAGCGAATCCGGCATCAAGGTCCAGCTCGACAAGAACGTCGCGGTTGCCGAGGAAGTTCGGCTGCACACCGAGACGATCAAGCTGCAGGAGCGGTCGGCGCAGATTCAGGCCTCGATCGCCTCGGCCTCCGAGAGCAAAAACGACCAGCGCACCACTGAGCTATCGACCATTGGTCTCGGGCGACAGGCGGCTGAACGTGCAGCAGAAGAAGCGGCCACTCGCAAGGAATTTCAGCGCTATCAGGACCAGTTGAACAAGGCCACGCCAAAAGCCCAACTGGGCGGCCAGGCCTACACTATCGAGGCGAGCAAGATCCAGGAACAGCTAAACCTGGCTTTAGCTGCCAACGAGGATTACTACGACAGACTCGCAGAAAAGCAGGCCAACTGGAAAAACGGTGCGTCTGATGCGCTTCGGGACTATATGGACGAGGCTCAAAATCTTGCCGGACAGACCTACGACATCATCGGCGGCACCATGGAGGCCCTCACAACGGGCATCGCTGATAGCTTCGCGCAGTCGATAGTCATGGGTGACGAGCTTGGCGAGTCAATGCGTAGACTCGGCCAGACAGTTCTGACCGAAGTCCTCAGCTCAATGATCCAGGTAGGGGTTCGAATCGCTGCAAACACAGCGCTAGAGCAGTCGGGAATAATCGCGGTAACAGGCACAAAAGTCGCAGCTGAAGGAACCAAAACGGCTGCCGAACTGACCAGAATTGGCGCGATCACCACGGCATCGCTCGCGTCAACCGCTGCTACCACCACCGCCCAAGTGGCAGCTGCGGGGACCACGCTGTCGGCCTGGCTACCGGCTGCATTGGTGGCGTCGGTTGGCTCGTTCGGCGCAGCGGCAATCGTCGGCGGCACTGCGCTGCTGGCGGCATTCGCTCTGACCAAGGGCTTCAAGACTGGCGGCTATACCGGCGACGTCGGCACCAACGAAGTGGCGGGCGTGGTTCACGGCAAGGAGTACGTGTTCGACGCAGCCAGCACGGCTCGCATCGGCAAGAGCAACCTCGACGCGATCCGCGCCGGAAAGATGGAGGCGCCAAGCCCTGCCGGAATCTACACCGGTTCCGGCCCGGGTGCGGCGGCAAGCGACGCAAAAGCCGCAGCGCCTGGCGGTGTCATCGTCAACCTGCATGAAGACGCCAGCCGCGCCGGCCAAGTGCAAACCAGCACCGCGCCGGACGGCAGGCAGCAGATCGAATCCTTTGTTTCGAATATTCGCGGACAAGGCCAGATGGCGAAAACCCTGGAGCAAACCTATGGATTGAAGAGAGTGGGGCGATGACGGCACTTGAAACGCTGTACGCCTCTGGCGGCAAAGCCGTGACCATCCCGACGCTTGAACTGTTCTGTATTCCATGGGCAGCGCCGATTTACATCTGCCAGGGCTTCAACGACATAACTGCGACAACTGAGGCAGGTGTAACCGCGAAGTTCACTGCAGCGGGGTTCGCCGCGGCACTGCCCAAGCGGGATAACAGTGGCAACCAGAAGCTGACCTTCGCTATCGACAACGTGACAGGGGAAGCTCAGCAACTGATCGACAAGGCGCTGGAAGCTCGAGCGAATATCGGGCTGGTTTTCCGGATCTTCATCTCTACCGATCTGACCGCCCCGGCGGAGCGGCCTTATCGAATGAAAGTGCTCAACGGGTTCATGGAGGGGCCGAGCGTGCAACTTAACGCTGGCTACTTCGACCTGATCAACCTCGGCTGGCCACGGCGCAAGTACACCCTGGCCTTCGCGCCCTGCCTTCGGTACATCTAAATGTTCGAGAAATACCTGAACGCTTCCTACGAGGATGGCGGGCGAGGCCCTGCGCGTCTGGATTGCTGGGGCCTGGCTCGACTTGTCCGGCATGAAGTCTACGACCTGCCCCTGCTACCAAGTTGGGGGCATGTCCGCAACACCATGCCGAAGGCGTTCACCCAGGCGGTGAACGAGGGCGCAGCAGCCATGGAACGCTGTGAGCCTGAGGTCGGCGCGATCGCCTGCATATGGCGCGGGCGGTTCTGCATTCATGTCGCCGTAATCATCGAGGTCGATGGCCGGCTTCACGGAATGGAAATGAAGCCGTCAGGCGCGACGATCAAACCGCTGCGCAAATTCCAAGACCAATACCTGACAGTGAGTTATCACCGTGATCGAACTCTATCCGAGCAAACTTGAAGGCCAGCCGCTGGAGCGCCACAAGACCGATCGCGTGATGACCATCGAAAGCTGGCTGGTGGCCAAGGTGCCAAGCTATCAGGTGCGCGAGTCGCCGCCGATCAGCATCGAGGTCAACGGCCTGTTTATCGATCCCGCGCACTGGGCAAAGGTTGAATTCGGTCCGGCCGACACCGTGCGGATCTATCCTGAGCCGAAAGGTACTGGCCTGGAGATCGCCGCATGGGCCGTCGTCGCTGCGATCGTTGCCGTCGGAGCGATCATGCTCACGCAGAAGCCTTTGGTCACGCCGAGCACCGCGAACAATGCAGCATCAGGCAAGGGGCTCGGGCTGGCGAAAACCACCGCGAACCAGGTCAAGCTGGGCGATGTGATCCGCGAGTGCGCGGGCAAGAACGAAATATTCCCTGATTACCTCACCCCGACGCGTCGTTACTTTGGCTCCGACCCGAAGGTGCAGTGGGTCGAAATGCTGCTCTGCATCGGTGTGGGCGAGTTCGAAATTCAGCCTGGCCAGGTCCGTATTGGTGGAACACCGATCGCTTCGCTCGGCAGCACGGCCAGCTATGCCATTTATGGACCAGGTGAGTCGGTAGCTGCCGAGCCCGCCAGACTCTGGTGGCACAACTCAGAAGAGGTCGGATCGACCTCTACAGGTAGCGCCGGCCTCACGCTCACCGCTACCACCAACATCGATCAGCAGCTCAATGCCGCCACCGTGCAGTTCAGTGAGTACGTGGTGTCCGTCCCTGTCGGGGCAGGGTGGTTTCCGACGGGGTGGGATGCAGGCCTAATCGCGCGGATCGAGGTTCTGTATCCCTACCTGTTCACCGCGCCGGCGGACGGTTCGGCAACCGTTATCAGCGGCGACTATATCCCGATGCTGCGGCCGTTCGTTGGCATGAAGATCGAGATCACCGGTGCCAATGCCGGCGATTACGTGGTCGCGAGCTATGACCCCTATGTGCCGGCCGTGCCAGCGGTGACCGGCAGCGCTTCCATGGTTACCGGCAGTGCCGCCCCGACGCGGTACGACTTCGACGTCACGCCGCTGACATTTACGGTCAGCCGCGGCGCGAGCACCTACTCGGTAACCCTGAGCACGGCGACAACCAACCTCGCCGGGCTGGTCACAGCGGTAAATGCTGCCCTGATCAGCACCGGTCTTGTTGCGAGTGCCTCAGGCAGCTTCCTGCGGATCGCCGAGTCGGCATCGCCGTACAGTGGTGTCGCCCTGAGCCTGGGCGGTTCGTCGTCAACGGTGTTCGGCTCGTCTCCCGTGTTTGTGACTGGAGTGAAGACGGTCACAGCTGCTGACGCCGTGCCTGCCAAAATCACCCTGGCTTACGATGGCGGGGCGCCCGCAGTAGGCCTCCAGACCGGCACGCTGTGGTCGTGCATTGGCTATCGCGATCTTCGGTACCGGATTGCATCGGTATCGGATGATGCTGTTGAGGATGACGAAAGCACCGTAGACGTCAACGAAAGCCACGGACCATCAGCGATCACCGTCATTCGGCTGACCGATACCGGCGCCGAAGATGAAGACTGGTTGGGTTACGACGACATCGAAACAAATACAGCCTCGATTACGCTCGATGGTTCGACCACCGAAGGCGACTGGGCAGGGCCTTTTTATGCCTGTCCTGAAGGCGAGGTCATTCGCCGTTTTGAAGTAGACTTCTTTTTCCCGCAGGGATTGGTTCGGTACACCGAGAAGAACGGGAACATCCGTTCGCACTGGGCGAAAACAGAGGTCCAGTATCGTGATGCTTCGACCGCTGGAGCCTGGACAAGTGTGTCCTACACCTTCACCGCAATGAGCCCTGATCAGCAGGGTTACACGCGGGCGATTGTGGCGGCGACGTACATCCGGCCAGAGGTCAGGATTCGCAGAATCGGGGAAGAGTCACCGGAAAACTTCAAGTTCAACCGTGTGCAGTGGTACGGACTGCGGGGGCGGATCGATAAGGCGCCGACTCGGTACGAGGGCTGTTCAGTGATGGCGCTGTATGTGCGTGGCGGCGACAAGTTGTCCGCGCAGTCGCAAAGTCAGGTATCTGTGGTCGGCACACGCAAGCTGCCTGTACTCATAGACGGCCAATGGAGCGCCCCGGTCGCCACCCGCGACATCGTGCCCTGGGTGAACTACGTGATGAAGTCCGCCGGTGGAACCGATAGTGACCTCGATCTCGAGGAGTTTGGGCGGTATGGGGCGATCTGGTCGCCACGCGGCGATTACTTTGACTACAAGGTCGAGGACGATAGCACTGTCAAGGAGTGCATCAATGACGCGCTTCTGGCTGGCTTCGCCGAGTTCACGCTTGAGCGCGGCCGGGTGACCCCGGTTCGTGATGAGCTGCGCACGCAGATCGGTCATATGTACACGCCTCAAAACATGACCGAGCAGCTCAAACGCAGCTTCACGTTGCCAGCTCCCGACGATTACGACGGCGTCGACATCAAGTACATCGACGAGAAGACCCGCGCGACTGAGGTGGTCAGGTGCAGGCTGCCTGGAGACTTCGGATTGCGCGTTCAGTCAATCACGCTGAAAGGGGTGACGAACCGAGATAAGGCTTGGCGGATCGGGATGCGCATGCGTCGGGCGCAGGTTTATCGCAACAAAAGCTACAGCTGGAGCACTGAGTTTGACGCCCTGAACAGCGGATACCTCAGTTATGACGCGGTAGCAGACGACATCCCTGGTTACGGGCAAAGCTCGATTCTGCTGGGAATGACGACGGGGAATGGCCTCGTGCTTCTGGAAAGCTCCGAACCCCTGACCTGGAAGACTGGCGTTTCCCATGTTGTCGGCCTGCGACGCCCGGACGGCACCGTCAGCGGGCCTTGGCCTGCAACGCGCGTCGATGACTTCAGGCTCACCATCACTGCGTTGGATTTTGAACCGGACTTTTCATGGGACATCGATCCGCCGCACCTGCTGTTCGGCGAATCGACACGCTGGTGTTACCCGGTGCTGATCACGTCAATCGACCCAGGCGATCACTCTGCGGATGTCGAGGCGGTCAATTACGACCCGCGTGTTTATGCGGATGACGACAACTTCGCCGACAACTAAGGATCGCGAAATGCTGACAATGCCTGATGGTATTCCGCTGCCGTTGCGAGACGGTTACGGATTCAAACCGACAAGCCCGATCGTTCGCTCTCGATTCGTAAGCGGTCGATCCAGAAATCGACGGCGCTACCTGAGTGTGCCGACTGAGGTTTCTGTTTCGTGGCTGTGCAATGCTAAACAGGCACAACTATTTGAGGGATGGTGCAAATGGGGTATCGGCTGGGCCGACTGGTTCATATGCCCCATTCGGAGCCCGCTCGGCCTGATGCAAACGCAGGCTCAGTTCACGGATATTTACGACGGACCGACGTTGGTAGGCGTCAATCTCTGGCGATACACCGCCGTCCTGTCGCTTTTTGAAATGCCGGTTGTCGCCGAGGCCGAGCTGGTTGGGCTGATGTCCGGGATAGACATAACCGTCATGAACTCCCAGCTACGAACTCAGTTGCAGCATTGGTACACCGAGTCTTGGCCGGGAGCGACCTAACGGCCCGAGCCACCGACCACTTTTCAATTCTATAGCCCACCGCTGAGTGGGTTTTTTTTCGCCTGGAGTAAATATGAGCGGAGCGACTGATCTTGCCCGACTAACGGCAACGATCGATACGGCCAACGAACTGTTGCTGAGCGATCAAATCAAGATGATGGATGTTGGCAGCGGGGTGATGAGACCTACAAATGCCAAGGTGCTTGCCGACTTGTCGACGCAAATGAGTGGAGCAATGCTCTATACGACAGTCGCCCTTGGCCTGGCCGGCACGGTATCTGGCGGCTACTTCAGCATTGTCGACTCGGCAGCGGATGGTTACCTAATCCTGTATCGAAACGATGCAGGGTTGCCGGTGGAGGTCAAGCGATACCCTTCGGCGTCGACAGTCAGCGCACTGGCTGAGCTCCTTTCGGGCACGACCAGCGAAACTGAATACCTGTCCATCGTGACCGAGGAGGCTGAAAAGGTTGCATCGCTGACGCAATCGCGCTTCACGACCTTGGCTTTTGATATAGCTGCCGATGGAGGCCCCACCGTGATTGGCGACGAAGAAGGGGGCGCCCTTCTGTTTGCCGATGATAACGGGGTGCGCCTGGGCCCTCTGGAGTTTAAATACACCGACCTGCCCGGCATCTACGTTGTCTCCGAAGAGGGGGAGATCCTGCAGGACCTTTCCGCCCCCACCCCGGTGGCCGCTTCGGCTGTCGGGCAGGTGGTCCCGTTTGAGGGGGGAGTACTCTTCCACCCGGTGATTGCCGTGCCCGAACAGGGTGAGGTGTCGATCTACGTGAACAACATACTGTCGCACCGGGAGCGCGCGGCGTCCGTGGTCGCTGCCCTGGGCAGCATGTCGCTGAATACCTTTTTCGCGGGCGCCTCCGAGGGGCAGGTGCTACGGTTGCAGGCCTCACGTTTTGGGGCAAGTGCGGCGCTGCATTTGCGCCCGGCGGATAACCCGGACTCGCGCCTGTCGATGGCGCTCAAGATTCTGAAGGTCCCATACCAGTCGCCACCAAAGCCTATCAACGTGCTATTGATCGGCGACAGCATTGCCAACCGCCAAGGCGCGCAACTGCTCAAAGCCTACCTGCAAGCGTTGGGCTTCGCGGCCACCATGATCGGGACGCTACGCGGCTCGGCGAACCCCGCTGATAGCGATGACTTCACTGGCGAACTCGGTGAGGCGCGTGAAGGTTGGGAAACCGGGGACTACACCAACGCCATCACTGATCGATCCTCTCCGGTGGCCGCAGGCAGTGAGGCGGCATACCTGGCCATGCCCAAGAGCACTGCCAAAGAGAAGAACCCGTTCTTGCGTGTTGCCACGGGGGGCGACTCTGCCGATATCGTGCGCAATGGCTACGTTTTTGATCCGGCGTTCTACCAGTCGCGGTTTGGCTTGGCGACCCCGGATATTGTCATCAACGCCCTGGGCACCAACGACGTTCGGGACCGCACGGCCGAAACCGTCGCCGGGATCGTCTATGACAACGACCTGTTGATGTACAACCAGATGCGCGCCGCTTGGCCGAATGCACGCATTGTTCGCTCTCTGCCAGGGACGGCGTTCACGGCGGCGCGCAATACGTTATGAACCACCAGTTACACGCCCATGATCCGCGCCATGAAAAGCGCGATCGCGACCGCCAATAGCAACAAGATTTATCTGGCCCCGACCTGGGCCTTGGTCAGCTCGGAATCTGGCTATCCGCTTCCCACGGCGAGCCCGGATTTCGATGGATTTATTCCTGGGAATTTCCTCAATACCATCCACCCCGAAGGCGCTGGACGGCACGGCCTATATGAAGTGCTCGCCACCTACGTGGCAGCTGCTGCGCTCTCTCTCAACTAACAGAATGGAAAAAAATACTATGGGTACTCAAATTACAGCGCGCGGCGTTTCCGGTCCTTGGTACACCAAGGTTGCACCACCAGTCACTCGCGGTCTTGAAGGGTGGTTCACCCTGGATACAGACGTGCAGCGCTTCGGCTTCAATCGCGCACCGGGCAAGCCAGATGCAACCATTGTCGGTGCCCCCTCCGCTTTTGGTGGCTACGGTACGTTCAAGGGGAACGTGAACTACCTGCAAACCCAGATCGCTGATAGTGATGAGTTGACGCTCATCGTGGTGGCTCGCTCTAACGCCCCGCTGGTTGCGGGCACAGACGCGGTCATGCTGGTCGGTGCTCACTCAGGCCCGATCCTCACGCCAGGCTACACGGGGGTAGCATCCGGGGGTAACGTCTTCCTTGACCACCCTACATTGTTCAAGGGTACTGCCACCCGCAACGATGGGACCGGATCAGCCACGACTACCGGCTCTGTATCCGGCACTGGCACCCCAACGAATGTTTGGGCACTCCGCTCTCTTCGTGCCAAGTCGGGTGCGCTTACGGTACTGACTGACCATACCGCTGGTGTGGTGGTCACAGGGTCAAACACCAACCAGCGGGTGCTGACCACTAACAAATATCGGATCGGTTCGGCAACCGCTGGCTTCCCGAGCGAGAGCAACATCAGCTTCGTTGCAATCCATTCCGCACAACTGACGGATTCTGAGCTGGCTTTACAGATCGCTGTAGTGCGCAAGCGTATGGCGCGCTTTGGCATCGTCGTATGATCGGGAACATTCAGAACCAGATATGCCGCCAAATGGCGGTTTTTTTGTGCCTGTAACTTGTCGGCCCGCTATAGCGGGGGCCTTTTTACGCCTTGGAGAAACCATGGCCAGAATCACCCAGCAGCAACTGCTGCAGATCCTCCCGAACGCCGGCCCCGTTGCCGGCGTTTTTGTGTCCGCCCTGAATGACGCAATGGCGCGTTTCAAGATTGAAAGCCGACAGCGTGTCGCCGCGTTCCTGGCACAAGTCGGTCATGAGTCCGGACAGCTGCGCACGCTTGTGGAAAACCTGAACTACAGCGCCGAGGGCTTGATCAGGACCTGGCCGAAGCGGTTCAACCTGCTGACAGCCACCGCCGCCGCCCGTAAGCCCGAGCAGATCGCGAACATCGTCTACGCTTCGCGCCTGGGCAACGGGCCGGCCGTGACGGGTGACGGTTGGCGGTACCGGGGCAGGGGACTGATCCAGGTCACCGGCTGGGTCAACTATCAGGCGTGCGGCTCAGCCCTGAGCCTGGACCTGCTGACAAAACCGGAACTGCTGGAGCAACCGGCATATGCTGCACTCTCTGCCGCCTGGTACTGGTCGAGCAACGGCCTGAATGAATTGGCAGACGCTGGCCAGTTCGAGGCGATCACTCGACGCATCAATGGCGGGCTCAATGGGCAGCCAGAACGATTGAAGTTGTGGGCGAAAGCGTCGGCGGTGCTATCGGGCGGGACGCATGCCGCTATCCTGTAGCCGATCGTTTAAATAAAGGTGGTGGTATGGAAGGCGTAGAGCTGAGCCCAAAGATCGAGCGTGAAGCCGACAAGCTTCTTGATCAAATCGCCTGGGCGGATTCGATGATTGTTGCGGCGAAAGCTGGCGCACGCGCTGAGGGATTTGTTCTTGGCCTGGAATCGGCCCGCGCGTTGAGTGAGGCAACCATTGATCGGCTCTATGTCATCTTCGATTCCGCGACGGAAGAGCGGCTTAGAGCGCTAGCCGCATCTTAGAACAAACCGTCTTCCTCGGCTGGCCTGATCAAATCAGGCCCCTGATTGCGCACGTTGCCAATCGCGCGGTCCACCTTGAACCACTCGAACGCCTCGGTCGGTTCGCCTTGCAGCAGCACCATTTGCTCGGCGCGTTCTTTCGGCGTGGCCGGGTCGAGCCATTCCCGGGCCAGCTCTGGCGATAGCGTCACCGGCCTGCGGTCGTGGATATCGACCATACCGCCAGCGCTGTCGGCGGTGATGATCACGAAGCCGTCGTGTTCACTGGGTTCATGTTCGGCGTTCGGATATTGGCCGATCGCAGCGCACAGGATCGGCGACCGGTCCCGCCGGCGGATCAGGTAGGGTTGCTTCTTTGGTCCGCCTTCATCTACCCATTCAAACCAGTTGTTGATGGCGATGATCGCCCGATGCGGCCAGATAGCGCGAAAGAAGGGGCCGTGTGCGACTTTCTCCACCCTGGCGTTGATCGGTGCTGCGCGGTCCTTAGCCCAATGCGGTCGCCATCCCCAGCGCACCATGTCGGCGTGCAGGTATTCGCCTTCCTGGTGAAAGATGGCGAGCTGAGTTGTCGGGGCGGCGTTGTACCGCTCGAAAGGCCGGTCGCCGGCGCTGTTTACCAGAGGGTTGGGCATGCTGAGTGCCGCCACGAAGTCGTGGATGCCATCGTATTGAGAAAGTCGTCCGCACATTGTCAGTCCTTCTGATTGTCCGCTTGAAGCTCGCGAATGATCCTTTCTTTTTGATCCAGGATCAGCGTCAGGCTTCGGATGTGGAAAAGCTGGTCGGTGGTTTCCGCCTCCAGGTTCGCCATCCATGCCCGCTTCTTTTGGAGTTCGGTCGACAGCTGGTCGTTCATTTCCACTAGGGTGGAAATATTTTCCTTTGCCGCCTGCAGCTGACGCTTTAGATCCTGTACGTCTTCCTCGAGCATGCTTGCGTAATGCTTGACG